ATTGATACCATTATCGACGGCAAGGCGGTCAAGGCGCAGTTTGATTTGAGCATGTTCGCGCATGTGCCGGATGGTTTGGGTGAAGAATCTCAAGGCAGGGAATTAACAAGAAAAGAAACGGAACGCGCCCTGCGTAATGCGGGCGCAAGCCGTGAATATGCGCGGGCAATGGCAGCGAAACGCGCCGATGCAAGCGATGAGTGTGTTGCAATAGCAGAAGAAATAAAAAAAACAATATCAATTATCGGAGGGTAATAAAATGGACGAAATCAAGAAACTTATTGAGGCTATGGGCAGGGCGTTTGAAGAGTTTAAGGCGCAGAATGATAGCCGGATCAAGGCTATCGAGTCGAAGGGATATGCCCCGGCAGACCTCGCGGAAAAGGTTGAAAAAATCAACGCGGACATTTCCAATATTGCGGCCTTGAAACGGCAGCTCGAAGCCATTGAAACCGCAGTGGCGCGGGGCCAGTTCCTCGGCGGCGGAACCGTAAAGGACAAAGAAGTTCTTTCGCGGGCGAAGGCGTTCACGCATTTGATGCGCGGGAACATCGACTCCGTAAAGGACATGGACATTCAGGCGTCCGCCTCCACGTTGTCCGATCCTGACGGCGGGTTNACCGTACCCGAAGAAGTGGACACGGCCATTGACCGCGTGCAGGGTACGCTTTCGGCAATGCGGCGCCTGGCAACTGTCCGTGGAATTTCAACCGATACCTACAAAAAGCTCGTCAATCAGGGCGGTGCCACGTCCGGCTGGGTTGCGGAAAAAGGCACCCGCGACGAAACCAGCACCCCGACGCTGAAAGAAATCGCCATCAACACGAAAGAGCTTTACGCCATGCCAGCGGCAACCCAGATTCTTCTTGATGACAGCCGCGTTGATATCGGCGCGTGGCTGGCCGAGGAAGTGGGGATCGAGTTCAACGAGAAAGAGGGCGACGCCTTTATTTCCGGCAATGGCGTCGAGAAGCCGAAGGGAATTGCCGCCTATACCATGATTGCAAACGCCTCTTATGCGTGGGGCAAGGTCGGCTACATTGCGGGCGCTCACGCAACCCTGCTTAATAACGTCGATAAACTGATTGACCTTCAGCACGCACTCAAAACGTCTTACCGTAATGGCGCGGCCTGGTTGATGAACGACGCCACATGCGCCGTTGTCCGCAAATTCAAAGACGGCGAGGGGAATTATTTGTGGCGTCCGGGCCTTCTGGAAGACAAACCCGACACGCTGCTTGGTAAGCCGGTTGAATACGATGACAATGTGGACGACATCGGTGCCGGGAAATATCCGATCTTTTACGCCAATTTCAAACGGGCCTATTTGATCGTTGACCGATTCGGAACCCGCGTCCTGCGTGATCCCTACAGCTCGAAACCTTACGTATTATTTTACACGACCAAACGTGTGGGCGGAGGGATAATCATGTACGAGGCGATCAAGGCCATGAAGATTGCGGCCAGCTAATCAACAACCGGGGCTTGAAATATAGCCCCATTAAAAAAATGCCATAAGGAGGCAAAGATATGAAAGACCTTTACAGTAATATTTCAGTGGTGCAGTCCGTTGTTCCCGTGGTGGTGAAGGATGCAACGGTTCCGACCGCAGTTGAGACCGACCTCGCAGGATATAATTCTGCGGTGGTTGAAATTTCATGCGGTGCAAAGGTTGCGGGTGATACCGGAACAATCGTTTTCGCCCTTACCCATGCCGATGATGATGGGACGGGTGTGGCAGGCGCTTATGCGGATGTTGCCGCAAAGGATGTTCTGGGCGTGACTCCCGTGGCCGGAGTTATTTTGACACTGGCCGCTGCCGCCGTTGCCGCTGCCGTTCACAAATTCGGCTATGTCGGCGGGAAGCGGTTTATTAAATTGACCGTCACAGAAGCAGGCTCGAATGCTACGGGCACGATAGTCAGCGCGACGATAATTAAAGGCGCGCCGCTTGATGCGCCCGCTGCGTAAACAACCCTGGCCTTTAATGGCTACTCGGCGGGGGCTTCTCCTGCCCTCGCCGGGGAATCCACAGGAGAACGGAGGCATAGAAGAAAATGGCAGATACTACATATTCACCGAAAACATATCGGAAACAAGGCGGAGATGAGTTTGTCGTCGCAGACGGCGGTAAGCATACCGTGGAATCAGGCGGGATAATTGATATAGAATCGGGCGGTTATCTGAAACTTGCAGGAGTGGCAATAGCAGCGAATGCGGGAGAACTCAATATTGCGTCCGTGCCTGCATCCGGCGTGGAAATTGTTACGGAAACAAATGTTATCCTGGCAGCAGAAAGCGGCAAAACATTTTTCCTCAATGCGGCTGCTGGTTTTCAGTCAACACTTCCCGCTCCGGCTGCTGGATTGAAGTTCACTTTTATCGTCAAAACAGCCCCGACTTCCAATGGTTATACCATTGTAACCAATGGAACGACACAGAAAGTCATCAAAGGATTGGCCGTTATCGCTGCCGATGCAGTTGGCGATGTGTCTGCTGGTGGCACCACAGTCACCTTCGTTCACAATGAGGCGCTTCCTGGTGATCGTGTTGACATGATCTGCGATGGAACTATCTGGTACATGATAGGTTACGCGCAGGTGACGGCAGCTTTGACGATTACCGGCGAATAAAATTAATTTGGCGGGGTGAAATTCCCCGCCTTTAACCCCAAAAGGGAGGGTTTAAAAAATGACAGTTCAAGCAATAGGCGCAACCAATAATCGTTTCATCGGCCTGTCCACGGATACCAAACCAACGAGCGTCAACGCGGGCGCAACTTTCTTTGAAGCCAACACCGGATTCATGTTCATCTATAACGGTTATGCGTGGGTGCCGAAAAGCTACATGCCGGAAACGACCATCAATTATAAGCAGATTTCGCTTAATCAGGCGGCAGCGGCTTATGACGTAATGACAGCCACGGCTCAAAACCTGTTTATTGACGCCGTGATTGTCCACGTCCCTGATGACCTTCATTCCGTGGCTACTTTCACCGGGATCAGTATTGCAACGGATGACGTTGCGGCCATTGAAATACTTTCGGCGGTAGCGGGCGCGAAGGCCAATCTGACCGGCAATTTCTTCCATGTATTCCGTGGGCCGAATGTAACGGCGGCAACGAAGAAAATTCAGTTGACCATCGGCGGCGGATCGGCAGGGGCCGGGAAAGTGGCGGATGTGACTGTTTTATGGCGTCCGCTGGTAGCTGGTGGATATTACCTCAACGCTTAATAGGTGAGCCATGAAGACCGTCCAAACCGTCGCCCCCGTTTTACTGCCAATCAGCCTCGCAGAGCTGAAAGAACACCTGCGCCTTGATTCCGGCACCTTTGATGGCAATCTGACATTGACGCAATGCCTCGCTTTCGGGTCAAAGGCCATTGCCAACAACTACACAACCCACGTCGGAACGGGCGTGGATGTGTTGGGCAAAGAGGCTGTTGTTGAGGTTCACCACGGCACCAACGGCGCGACTGGAACCGTGGACACGAAGATTCAGGAAGCCGACGTTCTTGCCGGGCCTTATACCGACTGGACAGGCGGCGCATTCACACAAGTCACAACGGATAATGACAACACGGACTACAAAAAGGCTTACACCGGATCGAAACAGTATATCAGGACAGCATCAAAAGTATTGCTGGCTGCCTGTGAGTTCGGAACGTCAGTCCTGGTGAACGAAGCGACCACGGCAGAGGATGACCTCCTACTTGAAAAACTGCAAAGCGCCATTGACGACGCGGAGGACTTCACCGGACGGCAGCTATTGACCGCCACTTTCAAGGCTTATCTTGACGAATTCCCGCCGGAAAAGGATTACATCGAACTTCCCTTTGGAAATTTGCAATCCGTCACGTCCATCAAATACAAAGACAGCGACGGCACGGAAACAACGATGATCGAAGGAACAGACTACCTCGTCGAAACGAATGTTGACGCGACACAGGGCGGGGATGAGGTTGGCCGGATCGTGCTGCCCTATGGCATGAGCTGGCCTTCCGTTACTTTTTACCCATCGAACCCCATTACGATTGAATTTGTTTGCGGCTGGAAAGCGGCGGATTATGTCCCGAGCAAGATCAAACAGGCTATCATGTTAATGGTGGCGGATCGTTATGCAGACCGGGGCGAGCCGATTATCGGCACGCTGGTTTCGGCAGAATC